TTTTGACTGCAAAATTTAATGCTTCTGATAAGTTCATCGTACAATCTCCACTGGTTCGTTTGTTTCAATCCATACTTTTGCTCCGCAAGACAATGGTTTGTCGGGGGAATATATTACTCGTCCATTAGTAAATACTACTTCGTCACACTTTCTGTTCTGCTTGTAGTCTTTAACAGTAAGTACTGGTCTCGATCCTCCGTCTTTACTGTTAGCCCTGATATTGTGCTGATTAACATGTATTCTCGTTAGCATCGCGCTGTCTCCTTTAAAATTATCAAATCATTTAAAACTCTTTCGAAGATAAAAGAGTTTTAAATGATTTGATTAATATTAATTTACAACTACAAATCTGCTGGTGTCGCTTATCTTCTTGGCTTCGTTACCCTTCAACGAAAGACCAACAATATAATTCTTAGCGATTGCATTTCTTGTTTCATAAAGGTCTCCATTTATAATCTTTCTTTCAAGAAACCTTCCATATGTAGGTATCCGGTCTTTAAACACAACAGCAATAGGTGCATCAGTCTTCAAGGCTATCTTGACTTGATTCCTATAGAGAGGCTCCCCGGAGTAACTAAAAATAAGTTTGTAGTTAGACGGAACTTTAATGCTATTTAAGCGGGCAGCCCTCTTTGTGTAGTCATAAAATGTAAGATCAGGATATGTCTGCGGTATGTTGTAGTCCTCCCAAGCAACATCAGAAAATACATTTAACCTGACCCAGCCCTTCACATTAGTTCTTTTACAAAGCTTGTCGAAATTAGTTAACTCCCTGTTTAACTGAGCAAGAAAGCCTTCCCTATCATTATGATAAAACTGGGATTTTCTACTACGGGCTTTTTCAACAGAAGGGAAAACACTAGAAAGCCCTCCATGTTGTAGACATATTTCCTCACAACCTGCTGCTTTTGAAGAAGGACAGAGTACACGATCTGGTTTCATAGATAGCGTAGCTATCCTGATATCAGGCATAAACTCAAGTGTCTTCTTAATTTTAGGATTACTAGCTGTAGTGTCCAATAGCTTCACGATCTGCTCCTTAGTTTGTTAACACAGTATTTAAATTGCCAGTAAGCAAGGTTGCCACCCTTCAGGCAGATAGAAACCTCACCTTTGGTCAAGCTGTCAATGTACCTGTACCAACTTAATGCAATGTGGTCGTTACAGCATTCAGCTGCTTCCCTCGCATTTATATTGCGTTCACGATACTCATCAAATAAATATGTAACACTCATCGGCTGTCTCCTTTTTAAAAAAACTTTGTAACTCTTTCGTAGATAAAAGAGTTACAAAGTTTTTGATAAATTAACTTACTTTAAATATTCTCCCGTCTTTCATAGTAACTTGTGCAAAAAACTCTCGCTTGTGACCAGTTATATGTGGCCTGTTACAGCCATATATAACGCCATCAGCTACATACTCTGGGCCAAACATAGATGTCTCCATGTAATTAAGTGGCTCCCCTACTTGCTCTTTCATTTCTTTCTTAGATGGGTAATCAAGTACTAGCATCGCTGTCTCCTTTGGGTTGCGTTTATTTAAAAAACTTTGTAACTCTTTCGTAGATAAAAGAGTTACAAAGTTTTTGATAAATTAAATTACTTTAAAACTCCTTCCAACGTATTGGATATACTCCAACCTCACTTTTAATACTAGGGCTACCATAGCCACCACAAGCATAAACAAGAGGATGAACATCATAGATGTCACCGTTATGGTCTGTGACCTTAATATCTCCACTAGTTGTCATGCGTTTATCAGCTATAGAATCATAAGTAATTGCTCCATCATGATAACCGAGCCACTCAATTATTTTTACTTTCTTCATAGTTATCTCCTTTTAATTAATTTCTAATTAGTTTTGTGCCGTCTTTCTTCTTGTTGTTGAACGCCAACGTCTTCAAATTAAGTGTCTGCTGTCCGGGTTCACATTTAGTTATCTTTCCTCCCTTCTTAAAGAAGGCTTCTATTTGTTTGTCGATACCTAGTTCTTCTCGCTTCTTATCATACAGATTCATCTTCTTCTACTCCCATAGTGGCTTCCCATTCTTCGGGGGTAATTCCTGATAGGAAAAACTCCCTCTCATCATCAGATAAATTTGGCATGGCATCTTGAATTAACATCCCGTCTCTCCACTTTTCTATTTGTTGAGAGGTTATGTCCATATTCCAAGTACGCTTCTTGCCAGAAACAATACTGTGCCTTGTGATTTGCATAATGCTTGGTCTCCTTTGTGATTTATAAATTATTTTAAAATCTTTCGTAAGATAAAAGATTTTAAAATAATTTATAAATACCTTGTTGCCATCCTCCATTTTGGTGGGGGCTTTTAACAGACAATAGTGGGCCATTAGTAGTTGTCACCACAACTACCAGTAGTATTTACTTAACTTTATATTAAGTTATTGTATCATATCTAGTTAACAATTTAAAGATAAAAAAAGGGCTATCTAGTTTCCTAGATAGCCCTTGACAGTACCACCTAGATATCTAGGTGGCTGTTGATAGCATCAATTTTAGATGAGAAATCATCTTTCATTTCAGCTATTTCTTGCATCATCATTTTCATCATGTTGATGGCTTCATTGTCGCTAGTAGAAGACTCTTTAGGAGTCTTCTTGGCGGTAGCTTTCTTAGCTACTGGCTTGCCCTCAAGGACATCTTTAATGTCCTTGAGAACCTTGCCATCAATGTCAGTGATGCTGTCGATCTTGAAGTACTTCTGTACTTCACCGTGGGTCAACTTGTTGGTCAGTATCTTAGATACTGCCCTGCGAATCGGCTGATCCAGCTCGACTCCGTCGGCCTCGGCCACCAAAAGCCCCACCTTGGTGTTGATCGCTACTTTCTGTTTCCAGCTAGCAGGACGGTTTGAGGGGATGTTATTATAATTTACAGAATTGCTCATAGGTTTTTCTCCAAGTTAGTTTAAGGGAAGCTTTTTAGGACTTCCGTTAGGAATAAGTCCTAAAAAGATTTCCGTAACTAATTTGGAAAGAAAAACCTATGCAATTCTAAGTAAATTTAATAACATTCCCGAACTGCTAGATGGGAACAGAAATAGTGATTAACTACCTAATAAATATATAATTTTTTATATAATAAATCTTACTTTATATACTCACTAATCTTACTTAATTCTTGTTAACTACTTTCTCGATAATATACAGAAGTCTCTTCAGACCTTAAAAGGTCTTCAGAGACTTCTATTATCTCGAAAGTTTAAAGAGGCCCGGCAGGAGGCCACCCCCCTCCACCACCTATATATACTAAATCATATACATTTTGCCGGGTTAAGGGTGTTAATCAGTTTGCGGGGGGCTTCTAGAGACAGGGCAAGGGGTACTTGTTGGGGTACTCGCCAGCCCTCTAGCGGGGGTACTAAGGATTTTGGTCGGGCTTTTAAAGACACCAAGACTCTAGTCCTAATATCTAGGTGTGGCCCGGGGGGGCTAGTAATCTATATTATACAGTCAGATTAGCTTTTTGTCAAGAAATACTTGACAAAACTGTAAATAACCTGTATAATGTCTTGTATGTCTAGTAAAGAACTAACAATTAAACAGCAAAGTTTTCTTGATAACCTTGTAACCACAGGGGGTGATCCAAAGAAAGCAGCGGAACTAGCTGGGTACAGTGACAACAGCCACTACCAAGTAATTAAATCCCTCAAGCACGAGATAGTAGAACTTGCTTCAGGGATACTTGCGCAGTCTGCCCCGAAAGCCGCGATGAAGTTAGTAGAGGTTATGAACTCAGATGCTCCCCTACCTCAAGCTAACTTAAAACTTCAGGCAGCCCAAACCATACTAGACCGTACAGGATTGGGTAAACAGGAAAGGCTTGAAGTCAACAACAATGTGCAGGGTGGTTTATTTATACTCCCCGCCAAAGAGATGATCAGGGATGAACCGTAGGACAAGCAGTACGATCCCGTTTGGCTACACCTTAGACGAAGAAACAAATACGTTAAGGCCAGTTGAAGTTGAACTGGCAGCACTAGAAGAGACCAAGAAGTTGGTGAAGAACAACTCCTTTAGTCTCCGCGAAGGTGCAGAGTATTTAAGTTACATTACTGGCAGACCGTTAAGCCATGTTGGACTAAGGCAAATAATCAAGCGCGATGAACGATTGGGATAAGAACCCGGACGACTATCAGAAAGACGAAGACGGTAATTTCGTTTTAAAGAAAGATGGTACGCCCCGCAAAAAAACTGGAAGGCCCAAGGGGTCAAAAGGCAGGGGCTACCACTTTCATTCTGAAACAAAAGCCAAGATGGCTGCCAGACGCTCTGTAAAGGCCCGTGAGCGCAAGTTAGAGAAAGATAGGGTCAAGCTGCACCAGCAGCGAGAAAAGCTTAGAGCGTCCAAAGAGACCCTCTCAAAGCTAGAGAAAGACAAAGGTAGTAAAGTAATAGATACCGATGTCTTATCTAAAGTACCAAAGTCACTGCGAGAAGAAGTACAAGACAA